CGTGGAAATCCATTGCAAAGAAAATTGGAGTGCCACATAATGAGGATTTTCCACGTAAATGTATAAGGGATGCATACCTTAAAAAAATGGGAATTAAATGACGATTTTCCGTCTTTTCCGCTTTTTCCGTTCTATACTATAATTAGGCCAAAAGGCAAGTGCCTGCGGCCTTCCCCCATCTGCTTGAAAAAGCGGCGTACCTACTGCGATAAATAGGACCAATGCCGGGAAACCGGCACTGATGCGAGGTGGAGCAGTCTGGCAGCTCGATGGCCTCATAAGCCATAGGTCGGCGGTTCGAATCCGTCCCTCGCTATTTAACCGAGGCATCCAAACATGGGTGTCTTTTCTGATGTCAAAAATCCGGCGTCTGAAACCCAGGGCAGCCGGGCCTCCTATAATATTGGATAAAATTACCATATGCATACACAACCAAATAATTTATAATGTCATAGGATAAGGGGGAAACACAATGAAACTGACTGAGAAGGAATCACAGATATACCAGTACATCCTTGATTACACACAGGACCATATGTATGCGCCGACCATAAGGGAGATAGGCAGGGCGGTGGGATATAAATCAACATCAACCGTGGCAACATATCTTGCACACCTGGAGGCCAAAGGGATGATAGAGGTTGGGCAGGATTCTCCCAGGGCAATACGGCTGGTTGGGTATAGCATCATACCCAACTCGATGATTGAGGAACTGAATAAGCTAAGAGTGGAAAGAGGGGCATCTGAGTAATCAGGTGTCCTTTAATATATTTAAAGAGGATAATGACATGGGAGAAATGACAAAGAAACCGTTGCTGGGAGTCAGGCCAGCAAAGCTGGTGGTTAATGACAGGAACATGGACCTTGCAAACGCCATTTGGAACCGGGCAATGCAGGATACGGTATCTGCCGCTGACTATCGGTTGATGGCCTTATGGGCAACGGAGATATCCATGAACTGCAACATGATGCTGGCATTGGATAAAACAGTAAAGATGCTGGGAGAGTAGCGTAGCATAAAGCGAGAAAAGGAGGTGAGCCTAATGGCAAAAGGGAAATTTGAATATTGGTTGACGCCGGAAGGCTTGCTGAAATTGGAAGCTTGGGCGCGAGATGGTTTGATAGATGAGCAGATAGCAGAGAATGCCGGAATTACCCCATCAACGTTATATGAATGGAAAAAGAAGTATCCGGATATATCGGAGGCCCTAAAAAAGGGAAAAGAGGTCGTTGACATCCAGGTCGAGAACGCTTTGCTTAAGCGGGCGCTTGGCTATTCATACAAGGAAGTCAAAAAAGAAGAAACGGCAGATGGGGATAAAGTCACAGTCACTGTCAAGGAGGTTGTGCCAGATACCACAGCACAGATATTCTGGCTGAAGAACCGGAGACCGGATAGGTGGCGGGATAAGCAGGACATTGAGCACAGCGGGCAGATAGGAGGGGTGATGATAATTGATGACATCCCAAAGCCGGACACAAGTTAGGCTATCTGACCTGATAGCCCCTTCCTTCTATGGACTTCACCGGGATATTGCAGAACATAGGCATACCCATTATAAGCTGGCTGGCGGACGTGGCTCCACTAAGTCATCGTTCATCAGTGTGGAAATCCCTCTTGGGATGATGCAGGACCCACAGGCAAATGCCATTGCAATGCGTAAGGTCGGTCGGTTCCTGGAGGAGTCAGTATTCCAGCAGCTTATCTGGGCAATTAATGTACTTGGTGTTGCGGATGACTGGAAGATAAGATATTCCCCGTTAAGCCTGACATACATACCATTTGGTAATAAGATAATCTTCCGTGGAGCGGATGACCCGCAGAAGATAAAATCCGTGAAGCTGGCGAATGGATATTTTAAGTATATCTGGTTCGAGGAGCGGGCGGAGTTTGATGGGGACGCAGAAGAGCGTACCATACTCCAGTCTCTGATGCGTGGCGGACCGAAATACTATGTTTTCTATTCCTGGAACCCACCAAAGTCTATGAATAACTGGGTGAACCAGGATATCCTTCAAAGCATGGAAAACACGATTGTCCACCATAGTGATTACAGGACAGTGCCGAAGGAGTGGCTGGGGGAAGATTTCTTTTTAGAAGCTGAAAGCCTAAAAGAAATCAAACCAAAGGCTTACGAACATGAGTATCTTGGTATCGCTACAGGGACGGGCGGTCAGGTATTTGAGAATGTGACAGTGCGTCCGATTACAGAGGAAGAGATGGCAAGATTTGACCGGATTTATCACGGGTTGGACTTTGGATTTGGCGCAGACCCGGCGGCTTATGAGAAGATGCATTATGATAAGACGCGGAAACGCCTTTTTTTATTTGGCGAAGTTTATGCCCCAAGGTTGGGAAATACAAAGCTGGCGGCTCGGATTAAAAAGTACAATCCACTTAATAAGGTTGTGACAGCAGACAGCGAGGACCCCAGGGCCATAGATGCCCTGAATGAACTTGGCCTGCGTGTAGTCGGTGCGAGAAAGGGGCCTGGTTCCGTGGATTTTGGCATGGAGTTCCTGGCTGACGAGTTGAATGAAATTATCATTGACCAGCAGCGCTGCCCAAACGCGGTCAGGGAATTCACTGGATATGAGTTGGAGCAGGATAAGAATGGTAATTTCAAAGGCAGTTATCCTGACAAGGATAACCATACCATTGATGCGGTACGGTATGCGCTGGAGGACGTAATGACAAACAGGAAGGCAAAGGTCAGGAAGAAATCCGATTACGGTTTACATTAAGGAGGTGGTTACCATATATACGTACACAATGCCGCGTGATGGATGGGATGAACTTAACCCGGATAAACAGGCTATCCGCACCCTAATCATGAAACATCAGAAGGAAGTGCGGAGATTAAAGAAACTGAAACAATATTATGAAGGACAACACAAGATACTGGGTGAGAAGAGAAAGACAAAGCTGGTCTGCAACCATGCAAAGGATATCTCAGACACAGCCAGTTCTTATTTTATAGGGAACCCTGTAAGCTACAAAAGCCAGCAGGACATCAAACCGCTGATGGATGCATTTGAGGTTGCCGGAGCCGATGAGGCGGATGGTGATAACGGACTTGACCTGTCTATATATGGGCGGTGCTATGAATATGTGTATCCAGAGGAGGGTGGTACTGATCTGACAATCAAGACGCTGGAGCCTGAAAACGCTTTCGTGGTATACGATGATACCATTGAGCAGCGGGAGCTGTTTGCGGTCTATTATTATTCCAAGAAGGATGACAGTGATAAACGTCATACGGTCTATGTGGCAACGGTACTGACCAGGCAATATAAATATGTGCTGAATATACAGGATATCGAAGGTCCACAGGCGCTTATGGAGACACCGGACCCTCATTATTTCGGCGAGGTCCCAATGATTGAATACAGGAACAACAAGCTTGCGATAGGGGACTTTGAGCTGCAGATACCATTGATAGATGCTTACAATGCGCTGATGAGCGACCGTATCACCGATAAAGAGCAGTTCATAGACTCAATCCTTGCCCTATATGGAGCCTTACTTGGGGATGAGGATACGAAGGATGCTGACGGGAAAACTGCCGCACAGCGGCTTAAGGATGATAAGCTGCTGGAACTGCCTAAGGATGCAAAAGCAGAATATCTGACCAGGACATTCGATGAGACAGGCGTGGAGATATTAAAAAAGGCTGTCGAGCAGGATATCCATAAATTCTCACACATCCCATGTATGACGGATGAATCCTTTGGTGGGAACGTATCAGGGGTTGCAATGGAGTTTAAGCTGCTGGGTATGGAGAACATCACTAAGATTAAGACACGGTATTACAAAAAGGGCCTGAGGAAACGGATGCGGTTGTTTTCAGGATGGTTGAGTAAGAGCCGGGCGATAAACATTGATATATCCGGCATAACCCCAACATTTACCCGTGCGCTTCCCAAGAACCTTCTGGAAATCAGTCAGATTATCTCCAATCTGTGGGGAAAGATAAGTAAGAGGACTTTGCTGTCCCAGGTACCATTTGTGGATGATGTGGATGCGGAGGTTGCAGCGGTGGAAAAGGAAGCCGAAGAGGCGCTAAAACAGCAGCAGGCCATGTTTGGTATCGGGACCAATGTACCGCCGCCGGATGATGTAGATGAGTAGCCTGTCATACTGGGAGCGTCGGAAAGCCCAGAAAATGTTTGAATATATGCAGTCTGCGGAGGATACCGCGGACGATATCGCAAAGTTGTATCAAAAAGCATCCGGGTATATCAGCCATGAGCTGGATAAAATATTTGAGCGATATAAGCGCAAGCATCACTTGACTGACGCGGAGGCTTACAGGCTACTGAATGATTTAAAGGACAAGACCTCCCTGGACGAACTGAAACAGGCGTTGCGAGCGCCAGGAAGAGGACAGACAGCAGCAGATATCCTCGCAGAACTAGAAAGCCCGGCATTCCGTGCAAGGCTTGAACGGCTCCAGCAGCTCCAGAACCAGATAGATATGACCATGCAGCAGATTTATAAGCAGGAAAAGGTCAGGAGCACCAGCCATTATGTAGACCTTGCCAACGAGGCATACTATAAGAGCATCTTTGATATCCAGCAACGGACGGGGCTGGGTTTTTCTTTTTCCACGATAGACCACAAGGCGATAGACCGGGTGATTAACAGCAAATGGTCCGGAGCAAACTACTCAGAGCGCATCTGGCATAATACCAGGGCATTGGCGCAGGACTTAAAGCAGGAGCTGCTTATCAATCTGGTTACAGGTCGGACTGATAATGAGGTGGCTGACATAATAGCCAACAAGTACGCCCAGGGAGCCAGCAATACCCGGAGGTTGGTGCGAACGGAATCCTGTAACCTAGCAAATCAAATGGAGATGCAGTCCTATGAGGAGTGTGGCATTGAGACATATATCTATGTGGCTACACTGGACCTTAAGACGTCAACCGTGTGCCGTAAATTAGACGGTAAACGGTTTAAGGTGTCAGAGCAGCAGCCAGGACTTAACTGCCCTCCTATGCATCCATGGTGCCGGTCTACAACTATTTGTGATATCTCAGATGATGAATTGTCTCAGATGCGTCGTAGAGCCAGGGACCCCATAAGTGGAAAACAATTGGATATTCCGGCCAGTATGACCTATGAGCAGTGGTATGCGAAATATGTAAAGGGAAGAAAAGAAGCAGAAGAAAAGGAGAAGCAGATGAAGCGAAGAAAAAAGAAAGGTTAGTGGTCCACATATCTCCCTCTGGGCAGCAGGGTGAAACTGCCTATGGAAACATATAGCTGAGATATAAGCACGCAGGTGACACCTGGGTGTTATTTTTATGCAACGGCCTGGGCGCATGAACAGGCTGGGGCGGAAAGGATAGAGATTATGAGAACAAGAGAACCAATGTATCAAAAAATGAACTTACAGCTTTTTGCAGAACCGGGGCCAGACCCCGCACCAACACCTGAGCCAGACCCCAAACCGGAGCCGGGACCAGACCCTTCTCCACAGAGTTTTGATGATATCCTAAAAAACAAGGATTATCAGGCCGAGTTTGACCGAAGGGTGCAGAAGGGGATTGACACTGCCCTTGCAAAAGCACAGGAGAAATGGCAGGCGCTTACTGATGATAAGCTGTCAGAGGCCGAGAAACTTGCAAAGATGACCAAGGAGGAGAAAGCACAGTACCTTTCCCAGAAACAGGAGAGGGCATTGGAAGCCCGTGAGGCAGACATCACGCGCCGGGAACTGATGGCGGAAGCCAAGAATACCCTGGCTGAAAAGAAGCTTCCTGTGGGGCTTGCAGAAGTGCTTAATTACACGAATGCGGAGTCATGCAACAAGTCAATTGACGCAGTAGAGAAAGCCTTCCAAGAGGCTGTACAGGCTGCTGTGGACGAGAAACTTAAAGGTGGACCCACGCCGAAGAAAGCACCGTCAGGCGGGGGTGATGACCTTGCCAAACAGGTGGAATCACTGATGATGGGAATTTAAGAAAGGATGGTAAAAGAATATGCCAATTAACACATTAGCAACTGCAACACTTTTTCAGAATACTTTGGATAAGGTGGCAATCCGAGAGACCGTCACAGGCTGGATGGATGCAAATGCCGGACAGGTCATTTACAACGGGGGCGCCGAGGTGAAAATCCCTAAGATGTCCGTCCAGGGACTGGGTGACTATGACAGGGACAATGGATATCAGCAGGGTGGCGTTACCCTGGAGTATGAAAGCAGGAAGATGACCCAAGACAGGGGACGTAAGTTCCAGCTTGACCCAATCGACATTAACGAGAACAACTTTGTGACCACGGCGGCCGCAGTCATGGGCGAATTCCAGCGCATGTATGTCGTACCTGAGATTGATGCATACCGTATCAGTAAGATTGCAACAGAGACAATCGCGGCGAAGAAGGCTGGCATGGTGTCCTATGGTTATACACCGGGAGCCACCGGGACTTCGGCCCTTCGGAAAATCAAGGAAGGAATCAAGGCAATCCGTGAACTGTACAACGGCCCGCTTGTAATCCATGCGACACCTGACATGATTATGGAGCTGGAAATGGAGCTGTCCGGTAAAATTACAAGTACCACGTTTTCAAAGGGAGGAATTGATACTGCGGTTCCTTCAGTGGATGGGGTACCAATTGTGTCCACACCTTCCAACCGCATGTATACGGCAATTACTATCTACGATGGTAAGACCTCAGGGCAGGAACAGGGCGGCTATGTGAAGGGAACCACAGCGAAGGATATCAACTTCTTAGTCTGCCCGCGCACAACACCCATTGCGGTCACTAAGCAGGATATCATGCGTATCTTTGACCCTACCATCAACCAGAAACTGAATGCATGGCAGATGGATTACCGGAGGTTCCACGACATCTGGGTGCTGGATAATAAACTGGACAGCATCTATCTGAGTATCAAGGATGCCGCCCCATCTGAGGGATAAGGAGGTAGTTTATGAGACTGATTAAGGATAATGTGGAGCGGGTTGCAGACGGCGCGCAGGCGGACAAGCTGAAAGCCTTGGGGTTTAAGGAAATCGGGAGTACGGCGGAAGAGGCGGGGCCTGAGGATAAATCTCACGATAAAATGTCTGCTACTGAGTTAAAAGCCCTGGCGAAGGAAAAGGGGATAGAAGGGGCCAGCTCCCTGACCAAGGCGGAACTGCTGGCCGTCCTTAAGGATGTGACCATGGATGACTGATATCGAAAGACTGAAAAAGTTGACCGGGGAGGGTGACGAGGTATTGCTCTCCCTCCTGCTGGAGGATGCCACTGCCTTCGTGCTGTCCTATACAGGCCGCACAAGGATTGTGACAGGTCTGGAAAAGGCTGTGCGTGATTTGGCAGTCATAGCCCTCAACCGGATGGGGACGGAAGGCGAGTCCAGCCGGAGCGGCGGAGGGGAATCCTACAGTTTTGACAATGCCCCAAAGCACATCTATGACACGCTGGACAGGTATAGACTGGCAAGGATAGGAGGCAGGACGTATGAGGCTAAGACGGAGCAGGCTGGGGACATACCATCACCGGGCAGCAATACCCAAAAAGGATAACGAGGGCAGCTCTTATATTGAGTATGGCCCTGCTGTATCCTTCCAGGCCGAAGAGTGGCCCGCAGGTGGGAAAGTACAGGCTGAGATGTATGGGCAGCGGCTGACGAATATCCGTAACCTGAGAATACAGGGAGATTACCAGGAGATACCCGGAGATGGAAAGACGAGTTATGCAATCAAGGACGGCCCAGTCATAACGGCTAACGATGGGATATGCCTGTATGTAACTGGTGATGCGGGGCCGGATTATAAGGTGGTTGCCATATATCCGTATCGGTTCCTGACATTGGAGGTGGAAAAACTGTGATTAAAGGCCAGAAGGAACTGGAAAGGAAGTTTGCGGCATTGGAGCAGGTATGCGACCAGCAAATGGAGCGGCTTGTGGGACAACAGGCCAAACGTATACAGGCCGAAGCCAAACTGTTGTGTCCTGTCCGGCAGGGGGAATTGAGAAACAGCATCAAGTCAATGGCAGAGAGCGTGGCTGACCGGGTGGTTGGAACCATCTATACCAATAAAGCCTACGCCATGTATGTTGAGATGGGAACCGGCCCTAAAGGTGCCGCAGACCATGCAGGAATATCCCCGGTTGTCAACCCATCCTATACCATGTCCCCCTGGTGGATACATGAAAGCCAGATAGATAAGGAGGCAGCGGAAGAGTATCACTGGTTTTATATTGATACACCGGATGGTCGATTTTATCAGTGTACAGGACAACCGGCGCAGCCATTCATGTATCCGGCCTTGAAAAACAATGAGGACAAGGTGGTTGAAAGGATGGAAAAGGCCCTGAAACGCGAATTAAGAAAGGTGTGTAAGTAATTGATTAATGTTAAGGACGAGGTATATGCAGCCCTTCTGACCGTCACAGACAATGTGACAGACTGTTATCCTAAAGACTGGGAGAAGGATTTATCCATTCAGTATATGGAAGAGGATAACAATGTGTTTGAACATACTGGAAATGTAGAACGGAAATCCTATGTCAGATATCGCATTGATATCTGGCATAATAAAAGCACATCATTGGCTGCTGTGATGGTCGATGAAGCGTTGTCAACACTTGGGTTGTTGAGAACCTCATGTATGGATGTAGATGACCCAAGCGGAAGGAAACACAAGCAGATGCGTTATGAAATGGTAATTGATGTTACCAGTAAACATGTATATCAGAAGTAGAAAGAGGTGAAAGAATGTTAGTTAATGGAACTACATTGAAATATAAGAAGAAAGGTGCCACTGAATATACAGATATATCAGAATTTCTTAAGGAAATACCAGAGATGGGGATTGAGATGGAGAAGGTAGAGAACACCCCCATTAATGCAAAAAATAACCACTATGAGAATGGCATAGGTGATATTGGTGATCTCACCTATAAGTTTTGTTATGAAAACGAATCGGACTCCAGTGTATACCGCGTAATGAGAAAGGCACAGGAAACAGGCGAAATATTGTCATTTCAGGAAACATTGATAGACGGGACAACCACGGAAGTTGATGGACAGGTGATGGTCAAGAGGACCGGAGGTGGAAAGAATGGCGTAATGGAGGTAAACCTGACTATTACACCATGTAGCGATTTAATCGTAACAGACCCAACAGCATAAAAAGGAGGATAATGGAATATGGGACAGTTTGGAATGGATGAGGAGAATGAGGCCGAGAAAAAGGTTGAAACAGTAGAGGACCTTAAAAATAGGAGAAAGGCGTTTGCATATTGGACTGTTGGTGGAGAAGATTACAAACTTAAGCTTACCACACAACAGATTTGCAAATTGGAAGAAAAGTTCCGATGTAATCTGGTGACGCTGATTATGCAGAGTGGTGGATTGCCACAGTTGGGAATCATGCTTACTGTGATTCAGGCGGCCATGACGCCCTGGAAACACGGTGTTAAATATAAGGATGTACAGGCCCTGTATGACCAGTATGCGGATGAAGGTGGCACCCAAATGGACCTCATGGTTGATGTCATCATGGAGATTATGTTGGTGAGCGGTTTTTTTACGGAGAACCAGAGGGAGAGTGTGATGGACAAGAGGGAGGACCTCAAGGACGAGATGTAACCATATCCGACCTTATATATGATCTGTATCCTCTCGCATTGGACTGCGGAATTATGCCAGACGAATTCTGGGAATACTCATTAGGCGAAATCAGGGACCTTATGGACTCATATGCGAGGATAGAGCGGAGAAGAGTCAAGGAACGGATAACGTCCCGTTTCCAACTGGCAGACCTCATAGGGCTGCACATGCAGAAACTTTTTGATGATAAAAATGAGATTGTCCTACCGCATTCATGGGACGTATATCCTGAACTATTTGCTGGTGAAAAGGAAGCTTATGAGAAACATCAAAAAGCCGAGGCACTGGAACAGGCCAGAGCATCCAGAAAGGAATACGCCGCAAGATACAATGAGATACGCAGAAAACGTGGGCTAAATTAAAAATATAGAACAGAAAGGCGGTGAGGATAACGGACGGTAGTGGGATTACCCTTGAAAAGCTTAAGGTCATCATTGAGGCATACACGAAGCCATACCAGGAACAGATGGAAAAGGTGCAGGCCAAGACAGCCCAGGTGACAAACCGGATAGAGCGGCAGACCGCCAGGATTGCAAACTCCTGGAAGCGTGTGGGTACCATATTGGCATCGGTACTAAGTATTGCGGCCATAGTGGCATTCGGAAAATCGTGCATCGAACTGGGGAGTAACCTAACCGAGGTGCAGAACGTTGTGGATGTCACCTTCGGCTCCATGTCCGGCAGGGTGGATGCATTTGCTAAAGATGCAGCAAAAGCATTTGGCCTGTCGGAGACAATGGCAAAGAAATACATGGGTACATATGGCGCAATGGCAAAGTCATTTGGCATAACAGGAAAGGCCGGATACGACATGTCGGCAGCCATAACGGGACTTACGGGTGATGTTGCATCATTCTATAACCTTTCACAGGATGAAGCCTATACGAAACTGAAGAGCATCTTCACCGGGGAGACGGAATCCCTTAAGGATTTGGGCGTGGTCATGACCCAGACAGCACTTGACCAGTACGCCATGAACAACGGTTTCGGTAAGACCACGGCGAAGATGACCGAGCAGGAAAAGGTCATGCTGCGTTACCGATTCGTAATGTCGCAGCTCTCGGATGCTTCCGGTGACTTTGCCAGGACAAGCGGTTCCTGGGCCAACCAGGTAAGAATCCTATCCCTGCAGTTTGATGCACTGCGGGCTACAATCGGACAGGGGCTGATTAATGCATTCACCCCAGTCATCCAGGTAATCAATACCATTCTGGAGAAGCTGCAGACCCTGGCTGCGTACTTCAGGGCCTTTACGGCGGCAATCTTTGGGGATGCGTCTGGGAGCGGCGCCGGAAATATAGCGGATTCC